GAAGCAGATGATTTAATTGCAGCATATTGTATTGATCATAATAATATTGAAGAAATTCTTTTATACTCAAATGATAGAGACTTTGCACAATTGTTGGATTTAAATATTACAATATTATTTCCAAATATTTCAGTGCCAGTAAATAGTACAAATTATATGATGCATTTTAATCATTATTATTCAAATGCATTGATATTAAAAATAATTTGTGGTGATACATCAGATAATGTTAAAGGCATTGAAGGCATGGGAGAAGATACTCTTTTGAAACATTTTCCTGAACTGAAATATAAACACATGACAGTAAGGGAAATTTGTAAGAAAGCTGATGAAATAAATAAAGAAAGAGTTTTAAATAAAAAGAAACCATTAAAAGCACTTGAAAATTTATTAAATAATATTGATAGATTAAAAATGAATTTTCAATTGGTTAATTTAAGACAACCATTGCTTACTGATCAGGCAAGAGAAGCATTAAAAGATTTAGATGCATCTTTAACTATGGGTGACAGAGGTAGTAGAAATTTACTACCAATGATGACAGAAGATGAATTTTTAACAGTATATGGTAGCACATATGTTAATTATATTGAACCATTTTATACTGTTGTTTCAGCAGAAAGAGAGCTACTTACAGAGTATCGTAAAAACAAAAGGAAAAGTTTATAAAAAGTCTTCCACTTACGGTGGATAGTATATATATTTGTATTGGTTTATTAACAATTTAAAAATTATAAAAATGAACGAAAAAGAACGCAGTAATATGTTTAGATTTTCACTGTATCAGGAAAATGTTTTATTGTGCGAAAAAATATTTGATGCAGATCAATTTAATCCCTTCACAAGATATTCAATTGATATTAGGGATATTTTACCACGTACAATCACTCGTTTGCAAAAAACACTTTCCAGAAGAAATTATAATACATCATTTAATATAAGTAAAACCAAAGCATATGGTTTATTTGGGTATTATCAAACTATGGTAAATGCTTATCCAAAAGAACAAAGAGATGGAATGTATTATAGTCCGCAACCAATCGTTCAACAGATTGAGGAAAAAACAATCAGAGGCGTTGAGTGTAAGATTGGCTTTTATATTAACAATAAACCTATTGTTGAAAGAACTTTTTATGTTGACGGTTTTAATCCAATAGCACGTTGGTCAACCGAAATAGTTGATGAAGTATCGAATATTGCAGACAATATCTGGGCAAAAATCTTGCATACGGATGTTAAAAACATGTGGGACGATTATGACCTAATCAATATTAAAGGATTATCGATCAACCAAATCAGAGAACTTTCTCCTGCTAAAAGAGAGGAAATGCTGAGACGAATTAGACGTAATTAAGTCTAAAATTACTTGGGCAGTTGTTGGAAGTATCTTTGTTTGTGTACTCATACTTGGTTAATATTGTGTTTCTACTCCAACAACTGCTTTCTTTTAATAAACAAATTTAAATGGCTGAAAATACTGAATATACACTAACTGCATACTTAGGTCCCGAATTTCAACAACGTTTGATGTGGCAATTACTGGTCGAACCAGAATTTGCAGAAAAAACAATTCCAAATTTAGCAGTTGAATATTTTGATGACCCAAATCTTAAAAGACTTTTTATTATAATACTTGAATTCTATAAAGCACACGGAAAAGTTCCAAATCTTCAGAATCAAAGCATATTACAGGCAATTAATACTTATAAAACTCCCAATAATATTATTGAGGAAGAATCTTTATTTGCTGTAATTAAGCGAATCGAAATGTGGAATGAAAGAGTTCTTAATAAACAAATATTGCATGATGGCGATGTAATTAGAACTGAAACAACCAATTTTATTAAACAACAGGAGTATCGAAAGACTGGAGAGTTTATTATTACATCGACAAAAAATGGTGATATTAGAAAAAAAACTACAATTGCTTCAATTGAAGAAAAATTTCATAAAATTCAACATATTGGCGATGAAGAAGATTATGGCATAAGTGTATTTGATAATATTGATCATGCATTAAGAAAAGAGTTTCGTCAAACAATAGCTACTGGCGTTGGTGTAATTGATACTCTTACAGGTGGTGGTTTAGGAAAAGGTGAAATTGGTGTTATATTAACTCCTTCAGGTGTTGGTAAGAGCTTACCGTTATCAGCTAATTTATTAACTCCTGAAGGTTGGATTAAAATGGGTGATGTTAAATTAAATGATTTGGTTGTAGGCAGTGATGGTAGACCAACAAAAGTATTGGGCGTTTATCCACAAGGCAAGAGACCAATATATAAAATAGAATTTAACGACCAAACGACAGCATATTGTGATGAAGAACACATATGGTCAGTCAATTCTTTAAATCAACGTACTGCAAATACTACACATTATATTGATGGTAAACCAAAACATATAAAAACACCCGATTTTTCATATAATCCAATTACAACAAAAGAATTAATTAAAAATTATGTGATTTATAATAAAAATCATAAAAAATTAAATTATAGAATACCAATTGTTAAAGCCGTAGAATTTAATAAAAAAGAATTATTAATAAACTCATATTTATTAGGTGCATTAATTGGTGATGGTGGTTTAACTCAATCTTCAATAAGATTTACATCAATTGATGATGATATTATTAATCGTATTAATAATATCATTAATGATCAATATGAAGATTTATCATTAAAACAAATTTCTAAGACTATATCCTATTCGATAACTGGCAAAAAAGGTAAAAAAAATAAATTATATGAATTAATTAAAGATTTGAAACTTAATGTTACTTCTAACAAAAAATTTATTCCAAAAGAATATTTATATTCATCAATTGAGGATAGAATATCGTTGTTACAAGGATTGATGGATACTGATGGATACACTTCAAAATCTGGAAGAATACAATTTACCACGGCATCAAAAGATTTAGTATATGATGTTAGAGAATTAGTGTTATCATTAGGTGGATTTTGTCGTATGTGTGAAAAATTACCAAAATATAAATATAAGAATGAAATTAAAATTGGACAAAAATCTTATATTTTAACAATATCATTTTTAAATGATGAAATAAAACCATTTTTTTTAAAAAGAAAGCAAGATCGTGTTGTATATAGAGATAAATATAAATTCAATAAATATATATCAAATATTTCATATTCTCATGAAGAAGAAGCACAATGTATATATGTTGAAAATAAAAATCATTTATATGTTATCGATGATTATATTTTAACACATAATACAACTCTTTTAACCAAGATTGCAAATACTGCATATGATGAATGTAAAAATGTTTGCCAGATAATATTTGAAGATACTAAAGAACAGATTCAACGTAAACATTTTACTATATGGTCAAATATAGCATTAAGTAAAACTGACGAAAATTGTGAATTGGTAAAACAACTTACATATAAGAAAGCCAGTGAAATGGTAGGTAAGGGTAACCTTATTATAAAAAGATTTAGTCAGGAGAATACCACAATGATGGATATTCGTTCTTGGATGCTTAGACATCAAAAAAAGTATGGATATAAATTTGATATATTAGTTCTTGATTATTTGGATTGTCTTGAATCACATAAAAAAACACCAGACAGAAACGAAGCTGAACTTGTAATAATAAAATCTTTTGAAGCATTGGCTGCTGATTTTGATATACCTGCATGGACAGCAATACAAACCAATCGTAGTGGTTTTAATGCGGAATATGTGGAAGCATATCAATCTGGTGGAAGCATTAAAAGAGTACAAAAAGCACATTTTTTTATGAGTGTTGCAAAGACTGCAGATCAAAAAGAAGCAAATCTTGCAAGTATACGTATTATTAAAGCAAGATTCGCACAAGATGGACAAACATTTACTGACTGTATTTTTAATAATGATACAATGCAAATTATAATTGAAGATAAAAGATATCCTGTAAGAACAATACTGAAGCATCATGATTCCGAAGATGTTAATGAAATAAACAATACTGCAAATGAAATAATAAAAAAGTCATCTGATATTGATATGCATGCTGCAATAAATAAGCGTGTGATAAGTTTAACTGAAATGGTAAATGACCCAACAATTAATGATGACCCTGTTGATTTAAAACAATTTGAAAAAATTACTGAAAAAAAAGATGCTGAAATTATAAATATGCATATTGAAACAACCAGAACTGATCAATCTATAAATGAAATAAAACAAATATATGATATTGCCAAAGAAGCATTAAATGAAACTGAAAATGATGATGGATTAATTGAAATAGATGAAAATGATGCTGTAACTGATGCTGTAAATGAGGGTGTAAATAATATTACAAATCCACCAAAAAAAGATGATTTATTGGATTGGAGTGGAAAGACTGAAACTGTAAAAACGAATGAAATTGAAATAAAATTGGAAGATATTTCATTGCCAAAGGAAATAATTGCTGAAGGAATTGTACAAAAATATGACGAAATAAATAAAAATAATCGATCATATTCACCCCCAAAAGAAAAAATTATTTTAAGTAGAGAAGAAATTGAAGAAGCAGAAAAAAATATGAAAAATCCTGATGAACCATCTACTGAGCATATGACGATGCATGAAAGATTAAAATTAGCAGAAATTCATCAAAATTTAATGAAGAAAAAATAAAATATTTTCATTAATTTGTAACTTTTTTAAAAAAATTGTGTATTTATTAATCCGAATACGATTGCACGGAAATAAATTTTTTTTAAAAATATTTTGGAAAATACTTGCACATTAAAAAAATGTGTATTATGTTTGCATCGTCTTAGGACAAATGTTCTTTGTAAAAATGAAATTTAAAATGGGGAAGTATGCGAATAAAAATTCAAAAAATATAATCGTAATACTCCTTACTGGAGAACTGATTGTGTTTACAGAAAAAGGTACAGCAAATTGTCAGTAAAACAGTTGTATGGTGACTCAGTCTCACCCTTCCCCACAAAGAAATGGAAACGGTTTGTTATTACAGTAAATAATTAGCTCAGTGTAGAGCGTCCGCATTTAAAGCAGAAGGTCGGGGTGTCGAAACCCCATCATTGTAAACAAAAATAACAAACAAACTGTCCATTTTCCTTATAGTTTTCATGGGATTTTCACAAAATCTCATAACATTGCGGGGTAGTAGCAGTGGTTAACTCGTGACGCTCATAACGTTAAGATCGGTGTGTTCGAATCCACCCTCCGCTACAAAATGAAGAACTGGTGGTTTTTACAGTAAACAATTTGACTTGAAATCAGAGTAAAACTAAAACAAGACCAACGAATTTCTTCAAAGTTATTTGAAATTAAGATTACGAAATGCCAAATGGCGATTGTTTGATTACTGTACAGTTTGAGAACAAGAACTTGGGTAGTAGTTGTTAAGTCAGCCGTAATTGAATGGTTCTCATGCAATGAGAGAGTAAAGACAGCCACAATAGGTCTGCGCCATCTTAATTTTATTAAAAGTGTTCTTTAAAAATACAAAGGGAAAACGAAAAGTGTTTATAGTAATTTCGGTGGTTCGAATCCATCATCCTCCGCCACAATTGGAGAATTAGACAAGCGGTTAAGTCACAAGTCGGCTAAACTTGCAATCAAAAACAAAAAATACTTTTAAATTGTTCCCTAAGTTTTAAAACGGAAATGGGTCGTGTCAACGCTAATCGGACACATTAAACCCAACCCGTTTAAAGTTTTTGGCTGTTGGTATCAGTGTTTTTAAATAAAAACGGGGCATACCACCTAACATTTGAGCGAATGTTGATATATTCGCAGGTTAAGAATGGTTTTTCACTGCAGAAGTGTAGTGTTTTTTAAAAAAAAGAAATAATTGTTGTGTTGAAGTGTCGGGTTCTTCGGAGCGTGCCACTATGAAGCAACAATTACAAAGAAGAACTTGTTGTGAATACAGTAGATTGAAACATGTAATCCCGTCCATTGAGAGACGGGACAAACTTACCAAATTACAACTAAACTTCTTCTCAATTATGAGAAGTGTTTGTTTTTCTTAGGAAAATGGGTGGGGACTTAACGTAGAAATGCGTTAACTCACCCATTTTTTTTGTGTTTTTTATATTATTTTGTAACTTATTAAAATATTATTCGTATAATTGCACATTAATTTTAACTAATAAATTTGAGACTATGGAAAATTTGGTATTAACACAGAAGGCACTTCCAGCAGTTAAGCAGTCATTAATTGACGGTTTAACAATTGCTTCAGGTAGCAAAAGTTCAGCAACTTACTACCACAGCAGAGACGAACAGATGAAGGCTATACAGACTCAAATCGATAAACTGTATAAACTTTCAAAGGAACTTCCATTGATTATTGCTTCCCAGAAAGGAGCAACTGGTCAATTCGTATCAGAAGTGTTGCTTAATGAATTTAAGCAGACTTTAAAGGGCGGAGCATGTAATATTGTTAACCCAATCGACTGGTATGATAATGGCATCAGTGATAAAGCCGTGCTTTCTGCATTAAGTAATCTTTATACTGAAAACGGTCTTCCATATGTTCTTCGTCTTTTCGTTGAATTGAAAAACAAGAAAATCAATAACGAAAGATCAAGAAAAATTATGCTTGGCTTTATTTGGGGTCAGCCTAATATTGAATTCTATGCAGTGAAATATCGTAATAAGATTGCACAAGTATTGAAGCATGTATATGGTTTGAAAAAAACTTCTATATTGCTTTCAATTGCACAAAAGCAGGTTGCTATCAATAATACTATTCTTTTCAATAACGTTTATAGCGAAAAAGAAGCTAAAATTGTTAATGAATGTATCGCAAGATATTTCAATGGCGATGCAACAAAAGCGTTCAAATTGTTATTGTTTTTATTTAAAAAGGATAATGGTGTTGATTTCTTCGAATTTCCTCTTTTGAGTGAATACCAGAAGGCAAAGACTGACATTAGGGGTATCAAGAGTGTGCCAGAAGAAGTTTTGCTTGGCTTAATTTCATCTGTAAAGCACCCACAGTATCATTCAATGTGGTCAACTGATCTTCAAAAAGAAGCTACAAAGGCACTTATCAGATCAACTGTTGAAGTTACTTCTGTAAACCAGCAAGTACGTCAAACTAAGTCAACTGCAAAGTTAGGTGTTGAAAAACACGTTGAACTTGAAAAAGCAACTGACTTCATGGCACTTTACAAGACTGGTTATGAAACTATTTTTACTGAGGAAATTAGGTCTGCAATTGTAAAACTTGCTCTAAAGAAGAAAATTAATAATTTCTTTTATCAGAATATTGGTATTGTAGTTGACGACAGTGTGTCGATGACTGGTAATAAGTTAGAATCAAAGAATACTCCACGGGCAATCGCTGATTTTACTTCATTGGTTCTTATGGCTTCGGCAAATGAATCTAATAGAGTAGATACTAAAGGTTTCGCAAGTGATCTTGCAAGTTCATTCATTGAACTTTTGAAGGAAGAACGTCCAGAAAAACCATACGATGCAATTTTTATTATAACTGATGGTTACGAAAATGCTTACGATGGTATGACTAACGAAGTTATTCAAATCTGGAAAGCCGAATCTGGTAGTGTAATACCTATCTTCCAGATTTCACCAATCACTGGTGCTGAAACAGGTGGTAATGTAAGAGCATTAGGTGCTGGAGTGGTTACAATGGCGATTAACAATCCTGTTGCAATTCAAACACAGATCAATGCAAGATTACTTGAAATCGACACAAAACGTTGGTTAGAAAATCAGGTTCTTGCTCTTGAAGCAGCACCTGTTAAGAGAACAAAAAAAATTAGTATTAACGCTTAAATATTTATACCATGAATACAAAAGATTTATCAGAAATGTTAAAAGGTTGCCGTCCTGTCAAAGACAAAGATGGTAATATTGTGGTACAAAGCATATTAAATATGCAAGTTGTTTGCCTTACAACTGATGTTGAATATTCAATGGATGATCGTTTTGCGAATCCATTGACATCATTGACATCAAGTAACTCACAATATGGTCAAATCAGCTTTTCTAATAACGAAAATAAGGAAGTTATTCTTCCTACACAAATGGCTGTTATTACTAAGCAGGTTGCCCAGAATCACGGCATGATTAAAGCTGGTTATGTTTCTCCAAAGGCAAATGTAACTTACCATGATGCAGGTTGTGTTCAGGGTAGTCAGGGCGGTTATTTCCGTGGTACTCAGGAGTTCAGAATGATTCCTGTTTCAATGCGTGAAATGCTTTTTGATTCAATCGGAAAGCCAAATTCATATTCAAGAATTTATCCTGCAATTGAAAAATTAGGTAGAGATACTAATTCAGGTGCAGGTAACTATCTTGATGTTTATTTTAACAAGTATGACAAGAAACTTGAACAGTTCATTGCACATTTTGAACGTCCAAAAAATCTTATCGGTATTATCGTATTGATTGATGGTGAAATTGTTGCAATAGACAAATTTCCTTCATTCACATATGCTGAACAGGTATGGGATTTGATGATCAGGGACTGTTATGGCTCACTTGCAATCATAAGTGAATTGCAGCACAAGACTTCTGTGAATGAGTTTTCTCAGTCATATGAAGAACTTAAGAAAGATAATCATACTACCGTTGTTGATTTGCTTGAAAAAGCATTGAAGAAAACAAAGGAAAGAATGACTGCAAGCGTTCATGAAAAGATTCAAGAAGTTCTTGAACTTCAGTTTGATGCTGAACTTGATACAGAAGGTCAGTCTACATCAAGGACTGCTCCAAAGAGTTATGTTCTTAAGACTGAAGGTTATGTTGGACAGGTTCTTACTGAAAATGAATTTAATCATCTTGTAAGCATCATTAAGAGGGAAAGGTTTAATCCAAATGCATACAGACAGGTAAGTGAACTTAGAAATAAAGCACGTAAACAGAAAAATTTTAGTTTGTAATTTAATATATTATAAATTAAGGTCCGCAAATATTTGCGGACCTTAATTTTTTTATAACCCTGTAGAAAATTATTCTTACAGGGTTTTTTTATTTTATGATGTTTTTAATCAAGTTCTTTTGTATTTATTATAAATAAAACCGATCAGAAATGGTCGGTTTAGGTAACTTACTGGACGGTTTGTAAGTTACGAAAAATTATAATAAGAATTTAATTAAAAACATATGACATTTTTCGCACGTCCAAATTTAGAAGACATACAATTCAGACAAGAAGTTGGTAGTACATTAACTCTTTCTGGTCAAACTCGTATTGCAACTACAAGCGGTCTAACACTACACAATGATTCAATTGGTACTTTACATCCTGATCTTATTGTTACCGCAGAAAATGCAGATTCACATGTTGGTGATGTGTTAACAT